TTATTATAGGAGTGTGACAAATTGTCGCACCCCCTGTGACAATTTGTCGCACCCATGTGACTATTTGTCACCCTCTCAACAGAGTTTTCCACAGGCTCTAAAGAGTTTTCAACAGGATCAACTTTCTTGGCTTTTGACTTCTTTTGCATCTTTTTAAGCAGAGTTGGCTGCATAGATTCAACTCTTACTTTCTCAGCATCTTTCATGATGTTGGTAGTTAAAAGCTTGATGTTGCCTACGTCAGTTTCGTCAATGTATACGTAACCGCGCTCTTTTAAGGTCTTTAAAGAGCGTTGTATAGTTCTACGGGGCATATTAACCTTAAGAGCAAGGTTATTCATTGTTGAATAATAGCCATTCTTAAAAGTAGACAATGCAACCAAGATAATCTTTGGAGCTGGTGCTAATTCCAACTGCATCAAATCATCTGATACATACGAGGTAATTGTGTCCATATAACTCTCCTTACTTTGATAAGGTAGAAGGTTCTTTGTTCCAGTCAGGCTCTTTTGCCCAAACCTGTAGATTTGGATATTCAGTCTTAAAGTACATCATCCAACCTCGAGGTATACCTTTCTTTAACCATCCCAATACAGAAGGAGCTTTAATACCGCAGATCATTCCTACTTTTGTAGGACCGCCTAGCTCATCTATAAGAGTTTGAGTAAATACCGGATCTTTTAAATTTCGTCTTTTCATCTACATAAATCCAAAATTTTGTCACTATATTATATTAGTTTTAACTAAATAAAAATTCAAGGCATAACTACTAAAATATATCCTACAATTAGATATAGCTAAAGAAAATGTGGGGTTGTTAGATATGTTTGACTTTTCTCAACTGTCAGATCGTATTAACTACGGTTTAAAAAAGAGTGGTAAGAATCAATCTAGACTTGCTGAAGAATGTGGCGTTAAATCTTCATCTGTAAATGGATGGACAAGTGGTAAAACCAAAGATTTGATGTCTACTGTAGCTTACAAGGCAAGTCGTTCCTTAAATCTAAATCTTAATTGGCTCATCACCGGTAAAGGTGAACCTGAGGGTGATCCTGTAGTTGCATTGGATGATGATGAAACTCCATCAGATGATTATGTGCAGATTAAAGAGTACGGTGTTAGATGTGCTGCAGGTAATGGCTGTGAACCTACCTATGAAGAACAGACAGAGTGTGTCCCTGCGACGTATCGCCGATCATGGTTTCAGCGTATTTGTGTGAATCCTGAGCATTGTAAAAGATTTATTGTCTCAGGTGACAGCATGGAGCCAATTCTTTTTCCCGATGATAGAATTTTAGTAAATATGGCTGATACAAGCCCCATACATAATAACCATGTTTACGCTATCGTCTATGGTGATGAAGTAAGAGTAAAGCGCCTAATACAGTTAATGAATGGTGATCTAATTATTCATTCCGAGAACCCCCAGTATCCAGATGAAACTATACACAAAGGTGATGAGATCAACTTCCGCATCATCGGTCGTGTCATAGATAAGTCGGGAAGTGGTGGGTTGTAAACAAACTTTGACATTGTAGTTTTAATCTTTTATAGTTGACAAAAGTAAACGTTCACAAATAACAGCGAGGTAACTAAGATGGATTTAATGCTATTTTTAAGAAGCATTGCCCGTTGTTGCTTCTTTATTACAACTAAGAATAGACAATCTGATTTAAACAAAGCTAAGTATATAGCCTCATTAGATCGTATTGAAGAAAACCTAAACAAAGAAGAAGAACTGGGTTATCAACGTCACTTTATTGCAGTAGGTAATAGAATAAGACGTGCTGCCAAGGAATTATCTAATGCCAACTAATAACAATCAAATAGATAAAGATAATTCAGCTAAAACTCAAAAGGTTGCTCTTATCAGAACTCACCAAGAAGTTAGATCTGGTCCAATTCCATCTCCTTCTGAAATGAAACAATATTCTGAGGTTGATTCTTCATTGCCAAACAGAATAATGGCAATGGCGGAAAAAGAACAGCAACAAACGTATGAGCTTAGAAAAAGTATTATTGATAAAAGAGATTTTATCTCTTGTAGAGATTATGATTACGATGTCAAAGCTCTTAGATACTGTACTTTTCTATGCTTTTTATTTATGTTGTTAGCTGCTTTGCTGTTTTATTTGGACAAAACTGGAGCAGCAGTCTTTTTTGGTGTAACAGCTTTTATTACATTACCTAAAGTTTATTTGGCGCCAAGAGCTAATAAAACAGGCAAAAATAAAGAAGATAAAACAGAGCAACAATAAAATAACAAAAGCCAGTACTAAGATACTGGCTTTTACATTTTAGATTACTACATTAGGTGTTTTACCTAAAACACTCAAACATCCTCATACTTCGATTCGCTTGTATTACCTTTACCGCAAAGCATCTGATTCATCAGTTTTGTAAATAATTCTATTAAATCACATCAAAATTTTAGCAGCTTTTCTTTAATTAAATTCCTTTATTTTTCAATACTATAAAATATTCTTTAGTTTTTCCTATTGCAATTTTATTAGTTTTAACTAAGATCTTTAATAAAGATTAGCTAAAACTAATAATTTACAGGTATTCTGAAATGGCAACACTAAATTTATCTCTCGAAGTATCAGATATTCAGATCTCAACTCTTACCTTAAAGGCAAATGAGTATAGAAAACTTAACACTGAGATTGAAAACGCAAAAGAATTAGCATCAAAGTTCTTTGACAGAGTTTCTTTAAGCTTAAAGTCAGACATCAATAAAGAGCTTAATGAGAAACAAATGGCCTATCTTGATGCTGTGCAGATGATTGTTGTATCTCAAAAGATTGAGGACAAGATCACTGACGCTGTTTTAAATCTTGGTAAAGAGCCTGAGACAAAGAAGCCTACAGACGATACCAATGACAAGCATGATCAAGACAAAGGTACTCCTGTAAAGTCTGTAAAAGCTCCTAAAGCTACAGCTAAAGAAGCAAAAAAGACTGCAACCGAGCCTGTCAAAGATTTACCTGTAAAAGATCCTGTTGAAAAGAAAGCTGATGGAGCAGGTGATCCTGGCTCATCAGTATCTAAGGCTGTTAAAGCTGCTGCGCTTAATGTAATTCACTCAACTGATCCTCAGTGGTTGTGGAGCGTTCATCAGTTAGCTTACAACCAAATCAAGAATATACCTGCATCATTTGATATTGGTGTAATTGAAGATCTTGCAGCATGCCGTGCATGGGAGCTTCTAAAAGACAAGGAAGAAACTGTACTAGAAGGTGTTAACTTCAACGCTCAATACTTTGACAAGCAGGAAGGCTTTAAATGTTGCAGGGGGTTGGTTAGGACAGGACCACAGCTCAAATCAGCAATGGCTTTCAAGGCTCTTCACTCAATATGTGTCAACTATTACCAGTTCAATTCTAAAGGTATCAGCTTTGCTAGCAAGTTTATCTCCTATTGCAATTATGCAATAAAGCTTATTGATGATGGAAATGACAGGTCACTTGTATTAGCTGAAGCTGACAGACTTAAGAAAGCTTTTATTGATAACTGTCGAGCTAAAGAACAGGAGAGCCTCATAAATGAAACTAAGTAAAGACACAAAAGCTGTATTAAGCGACCTTATGGCAGGTGTTGGTTTTATTGGATGCTGTGCTGCAACTATCTACCTGTACAGCTATGAAGATGAGATCTTCGACCTATTAAACAAGTTCTTTGGGCTCTAGTGACAGGCTCAAGACTAACAGACATTGAGGAGTAACCAAAATGACTAAAGCTAAGCTCAAACAAAAGCTATATGACCTGATGGTAAACATTACCGTAAGCATGTTCATAATCTTAGCTTTCTTCATGGTGGCATCAATGTTAGAACAGTTTCTGTAGCAACGGAAACAAGCAGAAAGAGCGCGCTCATCCGCTCTTAAATATGGTGAGTAAGTTAGAAACATGAAAATATCTCCTTAGTTGAGATTTACTGAGGTTGGGTAGCACACCTTTCCTGACCTCAGGCTTTTTGAACAAGTTTATAAGGAACTTAAATATGAATTTGCTCGATAAACAAGAAGTTGCTAAGAAGCTTCATATGACACTGGCGACGTTCCAGAGACATTTAAGAACAGATTGGGCAGAAATTTTTCCAAAACCTTTTCCTTTAACCAATACAAGCAATGCTCAAAAATTATGGATAGAACCTGAGATTGAAGATTGGATTTTAGTAAAAAGACAGAATTATTTTAATTCACACAAGGATTAACAAAATGAGAGTTTTAGTTCACAAGATCTTCTTTGATGAAGAACCTATTTCAGTACATTCACCATACAACCATATACACAGTGCTGAAGAGAAGCTATGTATGTTTATCAACGACAATAAGATTGAAAGTAAAGATATCCAGTGCATACATGCTTTTCCAATGACTGATGACAGTGGATCTTTAGTAGACGGTTATGCAAGCGTTTTTTATTGGGTAAACAAGGACTAACAAAATGAAGAAATTATATGGCGTTTGGTTTAAGAACAATTACGAGCCTTTAGAAAAGTTGGATATCAAGCTAACAGGTAAGGCATTAAAGCCTTATGAGCCTGTTAACACATATCTTTTGTACAAGGCTGTTTTTATGGGAGCCAAGCCTACAGATATTAGAGCTGTTTTTATTGCTTTAAAGAATGGTGCTTTTCCCAATGTTATAAAAAAGGTCCTGTCTTATATAGACAATCCTCAAGAGATCTTAGAGGCATACAACGCACTTGATGCTTATGAATCTGAAAGCAAAACAATGGACGAGATCAACAAAGAGCTTGATAAAGCTAATCCTGATACTCCACAGGCTTTTGCCAAAGGTGTGATTGAAGCACAAAAAGCTAATGAAGCTAAGGATAAAGCTGAGGTTAAAGATGCTGAATCTGATACCAAGGTAGAAGAGCGCGTTGAGACTGTAGAGAGTAAGGCTACAGATACTAAGAAAGAATACAAAAAGCCAGTGATTGAGATTAAAGATGAGAAGAGTATTGAGAAAGCCTGCCAAAGCTCAGCAGAGGTTAAAGCTGATGAAAAGACAGAGACTGAGATTAAGACACCTGCAAAATTTTCACCAAGAACAGGAACAAAAGGAACTGATGCAGCAAAGCAAGCCATTCCTGTGGCAAAGGTCAATGTAGATAAAGCAAAGTATGTCTTTGGTGTAAGAGTAGGCACATACGACAAACTACTTCGCGCTCTGGGCTTTGATGATGAGTATATCAATGCAAACTTATCAAACTTTGAGATGGATAGCCATGCTCTAGAGTTTGTTGTAGTCGATGAGCTTTGCCATAAGACAAAAGTTGATAAAGGTACCTTGGTATTTCAAATGAAACGTTTATTAAAAGCTTATGAGCTTAAATACAAATATAGCAGCTTAAAAGATGATGAGCATAGAGCTGATCGTGTGAAGTTTCGTGTAGGTCTTTTAAATGCTGCAAAGCGTTTTGAACTTAACGGCAATCATCCTTTAAACAAGACAACTGTAGCAAAGGCATAACTATGAGAGTAAGTGAGCTTAAAGCTTGGCTTAAGAGCGTTGAAAATGAATTTGATGGTTCTGATCCTGAGATTGGTATTGACGTCTTAGCAGGCAAACATATCGAGTTCTGGTCAATGAATTTAGACGGAGCTCACTTTATTAAAAAGGATAATTGCCTGTCTCTCTTTCAAGTTCGCTTACGCTCTCCTATTCCTCGTGGCGCTTTACTAAAAGTTAAAGTGCCTGGATTGGATAGCTTAGAGTGCAATCTGCATGATGCTATAGCTCGTTTTGTTGAGGAATACGAGGTATCAGGAAACTTGAAAGCATGGCAAGAGCAGGATATCGATATGCAGGAGTTTACTGTAGCTGTAATCAAAGAGGATGTCTCTCGCTTGGTTCGTTTATCTGAGGATTTGTTGTGTATATACAACAGAGATGATCTAATCGAGAAGTACAGTTTATTAGTTACTAAAGGGTAAGCGCCAGTATGAGATTTTTAACCGAAGATATGGATAGCTTTATGAAAGAGCGCGAGGCATACGAAGTCAAAGTAAATCGACTTTCCCATGCTGATGCTCATAACAAAGCAAAGCAAGCTTTAAAAGATATGATCTTTAGAGAGTACGGAGCTGAGACTAAGGCTATTTATTCAAAAGATTATGGGGTAAAACCTGATGAAGCTTATCAGCTTGCAATGAGTGACTGCAAGATCAAGATTGAGACTTACTTTGACACTAAGGCTCCTAAAGTGGGTAAACAATCTGACAAAGTTGTCTGGACAAATGGCTTTCATGATGGACATGTTGGTTCCAAGAACAAGAGAGAGCACTTTATTAAAGTTAATGCTCAGCTCTTGGAGAGTTACAAATCTTTTGAGGTGTTAACTTCTTTAGATCTTAAGCAGCTCTTTTGTATAAAAGCTGGCTGTAATCATTTAAGTGGAAGGTTAAATCAACTTAACAGATATCACGGCTTTCCACCATCAACAGGTAAAAAGAACCATGTAAACATCTATAACCGCGCTCAGGTAAACGCATGGTTAGACAGTCATAAAGCACTCATCCAAATCGTAAATGATAAACCAACTAAGGAATAAAACAATGGAACATGAAACATCACAGAACCTTATCAAGGTTGAACTGACTGTTAAGCAGCTTACAAGTATCTTAATCAATTTTGACTATCTGAATAAGCTGGCAAAGGAACGAGGAAAATCACAAATAGCCGTTAAATACTCAAATGATATAGAGCCTTTTAAGAAAGCTTTGAACTACACCCTTGCCGAAGATCCTCGTCAATTCTCAGCTGAAGAATGTGACCTCTTATATTGGGCTAATAAGTTTGTTAATGATCCTGATACTGCTAAAAAGATTGCTGAGTTTTTCTCATACTTTAATTCTGCTAATGATTAACAAGAGTATAGCTACATTGAAAAGCATGAAGTATGCGACCACACAATTTGGTTAGCCGTTTGGTTAAAAGGTGAATAGTATGAAGTTTAAGAATTTTGATATTGAAGATGTGTTTGGTTTCGATGACACTGAACAGGCAAAGGCATATATAGGCAAAAAGGGATACTATGCTGACCATATAGAAAAATTAGATGATTACATCGAAAATAAAAGTCATATTGATACATTATATACGATCAATAAAAGTCGTGACATTTATCGTTTTATGGTTGGTTGTAGTTATGACTACTGTGGTTACTATACCTACTTTTTACCATTAGAAAAAGTAAAGAAAACAGAGCCTACAGAGACAAAAGTTACTTATAGATATCGACCTTTTAGAACTATAGCAGAAGTTGATGAAGTCTTAGCAAAAGATAATGTAAAGCATTATTGTTTCGTTGGCAGTGATTTATATCTTAGATACAAAGCTAAACCTAACATCATTAAGCATATCTTAATTACAAATCTGGAAGTAGATACGAATACTAATGAATTGCGCTTTATAAACGGTTTTACCACTAATCACTTGGCTAAAAATTTTGATATTAAAATCGCAGGGTGTTGGTTGCCTTTTGGGGTGGAGGTTAAAGATGAGTAAACAGGTTGATTCATGGCCATTAAAAGATGCTCGAAAACAACATCCTTTACTTCTGCTAATGACACTGAGCGAGGTGATGGTGGTTTTGGTAGTACTGGAGCTTAGAAAATGGCAACTGTAATTAACTTTGTCAGACTATACAACGTGATATGTTTTGCTTTAAAAGATGCTGCATTTTTAAACGGACGCATTTGTTGTCAAAGAGAAATCTATCGAAAGTACTTTAGTTTACCAGGTAGCCTAAAGTTAAATAGCTCTTTAATTCAAGTATTTATTTCAAACAAAACTCAGCAAAACATTATATTTACTGAATCTTCTTGGAGAAAGATAACCGGTTATGACATACCGGATGAATATAAACATTGTGCCATTTTTACAAAAGGATTTTTACAGTTTCCCAATAATGAGGATCCTGAATATGATTCAAAAATTATGTTGCTTCAAAAAATGTGTTCTAGATTTTTAGAAGATTTAGCCACTACTCCTAAACAGATAGTATTGGAGCTAGAACAAGATTTTGGTTTTATTGATTTAAAAAATGGCGAGATAGTTTCTCTATATTTTGTTGCGAGAACTCAAATGACTGATCTTATCTTGCCATTCAAAAAGAGGCACGACTTGTTTGAATCACTTTTTTATTGTCAAGAATTATTAGAAGAAGTAATGAAGATTAAGACTTTGTCTAAATTAAATAAATTGAGACTACAGAGAATACTGAACAGCATGAACTCGATTGCTTGCTTAGTTCCTAATCCCAAAGCATTGGGAGTGGCAAAATGAAAATCACTTATGTTGCCGTAGCTTTCATCTTGATGATAGCTTCTTACTTTTGGGGGTATGTACTGCTTTTATTGAATGATAAGCCAATTATTGCATATTCAATTTTTGGATTTCTTTTTATAGGATTATTTGATTTTAAAGGTATTAAATAGATGCAAAAAAATAACGTTATGTTGTCTCGTCAGAGCTTAGAACAAATTCTTGAGAGTTTAAGTAACATTCAAGCGTTTATACTTTCACTTCAACTTACAATTTCTAATCCTAACAATGAAGCTGAACAGGATTTATTCAAAGACATACTAGACAATATTTATAATATTCGGCTTTGTCTTCCTGATAATTCACCTTATTAAATTAAGAACAGAGAAACAATGAAGATGAATACATTTTTACCTAAGAACCAGTGGATGAATTTCAACTGTTTTAAAGAAAAAGATTTTTGTATTGTTAACAATCTTGATAGAAGATTAAAAGACCGCTTATTTTATTGCTTTACTCAATGCTTTGATTTGCAAAAGGACTTTGCAGCCTATGCTCCAACACCAAGATTATCCATGTGGGAGGATATTATTTTTGATGCACTTTCAGAAAGGCAAAAAAAAATTTTAGTAAAGAAATGGAAGTACTTGCATAGAACCATCCCGAAAGCATTGGCAGAGATTCTTTATGATATTACTGATAAAGGAGAGTGTAATTTAACCTTAGCAGATCATTCTCGTATGTTTTTAGATGTAAATGGCGGTCCTATCTTAATTTCAGCTGTATATCGACATAAAGACAGTATAGAGAGTTTTATAAGTAGTATTGACTTAGGCAATCTTATAACCGCTGTAATGCCTTTGGTCAGCTGGAGGGCTCCTAAATCTGAAGAAACCTGCTTAATTGTTTTTAATACTAATGACTATTTAAAAGATAAAGCCCAAAAATTTTTTTCTGAAGCCCAAGGAATCTTAGGAAAGAATTAAATAGTTAGTGATTGCTAGCACAAAACAATTAGTTTTGTTTGGCGAGGAGTGTTGTAATGATTAAACACAGAATTGAAATATCACAAGATAACGAAGATTGTGAATTATTCCGTGAGATATACAAAAAGTTGAAACATCTACATAAACACAATGTTTCTTTATGTTTTAAAAGATGCTGTGTTTTTATTATTATTCATGATCTTGATTATTGGATTAAATGGGATTTAGCCCTTTGTTATGAGAAATATATGGTTATTGACAATAAACCTAATTTAATCACAAGAGAAATAATGAGTGAAGCTGGTTTTATTAGAACAATAAAAGGTTTATTAAAATTTTAAAAGGTAAATGGCAACCTTTTGGTGTAGAGGTGGAAGATGAAACCGATTGATTTTACAGCTTTGATTAAAACTGTATTTTTTGTAGCTCTGGCAGGTCTCTTTGTTTTCTATTTGGCTGTTGGTGTATTCACAGTTGATGGTGACGCAAGCTTAAAAGAAACATCAAGCTTGCATCAATACAAGATAATTGAGAAGCACTTATCCAATATCGAGCAAATACTAAATGAGATAAAAGAGAAATGATAGACACTCCTCATCACTAATTTGCTACATCGCTATTTTTTGCGCTATACTATAAATGTAGCTACAAGCTACCGTGCCTAAGAAACACGACACTAACTAGCGCTGACTTGGCGACACACGTCAATCTCACCATATTTAATACATAGCCTTTAGGCTTACTGTATTTGCTTTATGGTGGTGTGGTGTGAATATATTGAATAAGCACCGCTCGGCTAGTTACGAGTTTCTTAGCACCACCGACCCACTTAAGAAATGGGTTAATTAAGAAATATATAACTAGGAGACATTATCATGTCTAACTCAAATCTAACTTCATATAATTTTCACAACTCAAATATCCGTGTAGAACAGAACGATAAAGGTGAAGTGCTCTTTTGCCTGGCAGATGTATGTGCATCACTTAACTTATCAACACCAGCCAAGACAGCTAATCAGATCAAAGAAGAGTTTGGGAGGGATGAATTAAATTCATGTCTCCTCAAAGACGCTAATAACCATGGTCAACAATGCACCATGATCACCGAACCTCAGCTTTACTTTGTAATGATGAGATCTAACTCTAAGATTGCCCGTGAGTTCAGGCAGTGGATTTGTAATGAAGTATTACCTTCAATTCGCGCTCAAGGTGCCTATGTTGCAAATAAAACTCATGTAGATGATCATGAGGCTGAGGCTGAATCTCAAAAACGCTGCTGGTATGTAAAGCAGCTTACTGACTTATGCCAGAAGTACAACATCTCAGATGAGGCTTTAGTTGCAGCTGTTAATATTGCCCAACGTGCATTTAAGCAAGGCTATGCTATCGCGCTCAATAAATCTACAGATACTACAGACAAGCAGCCAAAGGCAGATGATAGATTAACCATCACTGAGGATGAGGCTACTGCAATTGATCACATGGTTTACTACCATGACAAGTTTAGACCTGAAACATTAAAGGCTTACAAGAAGATTGCAGAAATTCAGGCACAGGCTACAAAGCTCTTGCTTACTATTCAGGATATACCATCAGCTCAACTTTAT